GTTTTTTATGATACCTTTTTTTGACAGAAATCTAAACAAATTATCCTGAACATCATAAACAATGTCATCCATCTCTTGCTTTGGCAGAGTTAAGACTTTGCTTTTGCTTGGCAAAACTATAATATCAATATCCGGATGATCTGTGATAATAATATTGCCATCTATCGTTTTTCGTATGGCCAACGAATAATTAAACAGACTATCGCCTTCTTTTGATTTAGGATCTTCAATTTTAATTTTAATTGACATATTAATTAATCTCGCTAACCAATTTTTGAATTTTAAGAATTTTTCTTGTCATGCCCATATCTATAGGATTCTTTTTAAAGTCATTAATGATTTTTAAAACTTTTTCTGATTTTTCGATCATTAGCTGATCTTTCTCTACTTCTTTCATCTCTCCGAGCAAAGAAACTTTATTCTTGAGTCTTCCCAACTCTTCGTTTAAATAAATTTTAAAAGAAATTCCATTGTCGGAAAAAGACAAGACATAATAATTTAAAAGTTCCTTCTGTTCCGGCAAAAGACTTTCTCTGTAAGCAGAATTAAATTTATTTAGAAAAGTTTTCATTGATAAGTTATCAATATGTTTCATTTCTTTATTGGCGCTCAGTCCTTCAACCATAAAAGAAGCAATTTTTTGCTCCAAAAGAACCTTCTCTTTTACAGATACATCTTTGTTAAAAAACTGAGATATTGTTGCCAAATTTTTATAATTTGGAACAAAGCATGAAAGTGCATTTTTTGAAAGCATTCTGTTAATTCTTTTCAACACTTTGGTCTGCTCTAGAAAAATTTCTTGATTGCCCAGCTTCTCATGTTCTTTTTTTACTTCTGATAATAATTTTTCTGCAACGTTCGACTCTGATTTATTAAATCTGGTTTCATTTAAAGCTTTATAAAGCTCCAACTCCCTATACAAAACAGTATTTTTATTAAAAAACTCCTTTAACAAAGAAATAATCTGTTTTTTCTTTTCAANATCTTCTTTTACAATCGAAGCTGTAAGCTCCCTAACCAAAACTTCATATAAAAAAGCTGTATTTCGCTTTTTATTATGTTTGTGCTTTATTGCATTAGTTTTCTTCTTTTTTAGAGTCATTATCTAATTTCTCCAAGCTTTTGACCATATTTTCTAAATCATAGTTTAATTTAAAAAGTTTCTGCTCTTCTTCGTAGTTATAATTATGTTTGACATTCTCAAAAATACCTTTTGATAGATCTGGCTTGACCGTGGATTTCATTTTTGAAGCTAAATTAAAAGTTATATTTCTTTTTGATGCCGATGAAATTTCGTTGCCGGCTTTTGATAACATGTTGCGTTTTCTTGGTATAGCTTTCTCTCTTTGATCAAAGCCTTTTTTTTTCGGGTGGTAAATTTTTCCCTTGCTTCCATTCGTTATATATCCGTCATCTCTCAAGGCCGGAGCAGGCTCAGGAGGAGTTGCTAAGAGACTACCCGGCTCTTCTTCTTCTGGCTCTGGTTCGGCCCCTAGTTCACCCTCTTCAGGAGGAGTTTCAGGAAATTCAAGATCTTCCGGTGACGGTTCAAAGCCCCCGCCCGGGCCGGGGCCCATATCCATTGAGTCTTCGGCTGTTTCAGCCGCAACTTTTTCTAAATCTGCCATATAAAATCTATCAAAATATATTTCTCTTTGATTCCTCAGGAATTCCTCATCGGTTAAGCCAAATAAATTTGTTGCAACCCATCTTCTACTAAAAAAGCCATCAGTTGCAGCAGATCCTATTTCAAACTTAGTTCTCCAATGTTCTAACTCTTGAAGTTCTGCTATTTTTGACGGATTGTTCAAGAAAAGACTAAATGAAACTAAATCATCTCCGCGAAATCCCAAAGTATATAAATGAACAATCCCAATTTTTTCCAATTCAGATACCATCGCTCTCTGAAGTCTTTGGACTGTTCTTGCAAAACGGATATCTTTTTGTGCTAAGGTAGAAGTATCTTCTGCTACCGCTTCTCCTCTGGCCAAATATGAGGGAGGTATTTTTAAAGCCGAAAATAATTTGTTCTGGAGNTATTTAACATCGTCAATATCTCCGGTATAAGTGCCTCCCGGGAGGGACTGAATATCGGAACCTTGTCCGCCTCTTACCGGTATAAAATAATCTTCTTCAACACTAAGTGGATTATAGCGTAAATCTACACGGCCGGTATCCTTGTCGATCACTTGATTTCTCTTCATCGATGTCATAACTTTCTGAATATATTGTTCGACATCTTGAGGGGCAATATTTCCAACTTCAATTTTAAATATTCTTCTTTCTGGAGATCTCACAATGCGATAAGCCATCATAGCATCTTCTAGAAGCGTTAATTGCCTCCATATTCTCCTAGCAGCTTCTAGAACTGAACTTCCATATGGAGTATATTTGTCGTTCCCTAAGATACGAAAATGTGCTACTTGCCAATTTTCGAAAGTTAAGCCGCCCGAATTCCATTGAAACTGAACATAATTTGGATTTGTCTTATCTTCTCCTTCCATCCTCTCTACTTCTCGAGAAGGAAGTCCAATTGCGTTAGTAATGCCCATAGATTCATCAATGTCCAAATATAGAAAAAAGTCTCCATATTTGCACATCGTTCTAGCCCATCCAAAAAGATTAAATTTTATATTCAAAGTATTATAATATAGATCATTTAAAATAGATTTAATTTCTGAATTTTTACAATCTATGTTCAACATTTGCGTCAATGGGCTATAAGTTGTCATTTCATCGGCATAAATGTCTAAGGCAGACGCTATTTCAGGAGTATATTCCATTTGTTCAAAATCGCCATAACGTTGGGCTCTAGTTTGCTCTGCAAGCATTTTTGACGCCATATGGGCAAAAGGATCATGTGTATGCCTCTCAAGTTTTTGGCCGCTAGCAGATTTAAACCTAGGTTCATATTTATTTAAATCTCTTCTCTTTTCTCTTCTATAGTGTTGCCGTCGTCGCTGAACGATCGGTCCGGACAACAGTCTAGTCAATTGCCTGAATAACCCATTTCTATCATTTTTTGGATTTTTACTTCTGTCCGCCATAATTTCTATCCTTTATAAAGCCAAGAAAAATTTTCCATTTCTTTTTTGGCCTTTTTTTGTCTTTCAATCTCATCTGTTCTTCTATAGCCGGTCATACCCGGGATTTGAGTTGAAATGTGAGATTTTTGTAAAAACATAGAATTCATAAAAGCCTTATTATATTCTGAATCTCTGTTATTTTTAACTAGGGCAGTGTCTCTTACCCAGCATGCAATCGCCAATGCCATAACTAGATCATCGTTACACGTTCTCATAGCTTCTGGCCGGCCATTATTCCAAACAAAAGTTCTCATTTCATCAACAATTCTTTTGGAATATATTCTAATTAGTTTATTTCTTATGAATTCTTCTAATTTTGCAATAATTAAAGGCCTAGTTTTTGAAGAAGTCGTAAAACCTGCTATCGCATTTGAATTAGCTAAAGCCGTTACTGAATCGACATACTCATGACTACCTTTAATAGAGTAATATAAATTTGGACATTCTCTATCAATTAATTTGTCTAGCACCGCAAACCCAACTGAATTATTTTCTATAACAATCATTGAATCTCCATATTCTTTTCCGACCTCTTGTAAGAACGTTGAAAAAGTATCGGGCGAAGGCTTCCCTTTGTATTCGGCAACAATTTCCAATTCTTCTAATTTTATAATATGGAAAACGGAAAAATCTTTCCCATCTCCGCGAGCAACGTCAGCAGTTAAAAGATAATTATAGCCGGGTTCGTACTCTTTCCATATCCAATAATTCCTATCAAACCCGGAACGATATTTTGGCTCCTCGCAATTTGAATATAGATATTCAATATCATCTGAATGAATTACGGTTTCTCCGGAAGCGTTGAAATTGCATAAAAATTCCTGTGCAATTTCTCTTTTGGACATGCTTTTGGTTTCAGACTCAAACCATTCTTCGTCATGTTCGGGGTGGACATTCCATGGCAAATTTGTTAAATGAAAATCATTAACTCCTTGCTCTGCCTCGACACACACTTTGTGAAACCAATTTCCAACACCTTTTGGAGTTGATAATGCAATCACGCGGCCACCGGTTGAAATTGTAGGATACAGACCAGCCCAAAGTTCCTGCATGTTTTCAATATGCGCGGCTTCATCAACGACCAACAAGGAAAGGGCTTCAGATCGGCCGGCGTCTGGGGAAGTTGAACTTGCCTTGATCTGGGATCCGTTTGAAAGTTCGAAAGACGCGGCATTATCGATTGATATGCTGGAAATTCTCATCCATTCTGGAAGATTTTTTATTATTTGCTTTACTTTTTTTACCAAATTTTTGGCTGTTTGAAATTTCGTGGCTATGACTAGGACATTTTTATTCTTATAAAACATCATTAGCCACAGTACATAAGCCGCGCTGACAGTGGAAATTCCCAATTGTCTGGCTTTTAAAATAATATTAAATCTATAATTATTAAAATCTTTAAGAAGTTCTGTCTGGAATGAGTAAGTATTGAAAGGAATCAATCCTTTGAGAGGATGTATAATTTTGGCGTAATTGTTAATAAAATATACAGGATCCTTCCCGCATTTTACAATTTCTTTTTTGATTTGTTTTT